TGACATGGATGAAGAACTAGATAAGATTAAAAAGGTATCGGACAAGCTGAAAACAAATCAGTTTGAAAGGTGCTTTGAGCCAGAAGTTGAGAAGTTCCGTGGTAAGGAAACAGGTAACATGATGCTGTGTAAGACATGTTCATTCTGTGATTACAAACGTGCTTGCTGGCCTAATCTTATTGAGAAACCTGCTGTAAAGTCACAGGCTAAAGAGCCTAAGATTGTAGAGTATACGCATCTTGCGCCTGAGTATGCAGACAGCAGAGCATCCTAATGCCTAACTATGCGGCGTTCCGTGCGGCAAGGAAGTACGGATATAGAAGTGGTTTGGAGTTGTCGGTATCTGAAAAGTTAAAGCAACAGAACGTAAAATTTTTATACGAAGCATTGAAAATTGAATGGGAAGACTTAGCTTATAGAACTTATACTCCAGACTTTATTCTATACAATGGTATAATAATAGAAACAAAAGGTATGTTTACTGCAGCTGATAGAAGAAAACATCTTGCAATACAGCGACAACATCCTAAATTAGATATTAGATTTGTATTTGAAAATAGCAGGAGAAAGTTACGTAAGGGAGCGAAGTCTAGTTATGCAGAGTGGTGTATAAAGTATGGCTTCAAATATTATGATAGAATTATTCCAGAGGACTGGATAAAAGAGAAGGGCAAAAATAATTATCCCAAGTTCATCTCTTTTCGTGGGAAGAAAGTAAAAAGGAGATAACGTATGAGAGAAAATTATATTGAACACGAGGATTTTTTAATTAGAATACGCCCAACTTTTACTAAGCGAGGTGATTGGACAGGTGATGCAGAAGTTTCTGTCATAGCTTCAGAAGATTCTACACTACCTAAAGACGTAATAAAAGGCATGGAACATTTTGTGAATATGCTACTGTCCTCGCTACCTGTAATGGAAAGGGATGAGTATGTCAGAGAAAAAATATTTGAATACGTTAAAGAACATATTGCGCCCGATATTGATTTGGGTGAATCAGAAGATTCCACTACGTTTTATATTGAGGATGATGAAGAAGATAATATTGTTCATCTTACCTTTACTACAAACACAAAAGGAGAAGCTTAAATTGAGACACGAAGAATATATGAAACAAGCAATGTCACAATCAGATGCTGTAGTTAAAGATATAAAAATGAAACAGGCTTGGAAAGATGTTGAGTGGGATGAAGAACCAGACATGGTAAATAGTCCACCTCACTACAACAAAGCAGGTATCGAATGTATTGACGCCATCGAAGCTGCACTAACATCCGAAGAGTTCAAGGGTTATTGTAAAGGCAACAATCTAAAGTACACATGGCGTGAGAACTACAAGAACAAAGAAGAGGACTTAAAAAAAGCACACTGGTACCTTAGTCGGATTATTGACAGGGTTGACAAAGATGAGAGTTAAGATTTACGTTACACTAGATTTAGACCCAGAAGAATATCCTATGCCAGCAGATGAAAATCCTGTTGAGGAATTAGAAGATAGCCTACAAGATTATTTCTATGAGATTGAGGGTGTATCTATTAGAAACTTGAAGATAAGAACGGAGTGATACATGAATAATTATTTGCCAACTGATTACCAAAACTTCATCGCGCTGTCACGGTATGCCCGATGGAAAGAGGATGAACAACGCCGTGAGACATGGGCTGAAACAGTATCAAGATACTTTGATTACATGACGCAGCACCTAAAAAACAAATATAAGTATACAATGGCTGATGATTTGCGTAGTGAACTAGAGCAAGCAATTCTTAATCAGGACATTATGCCTAGCATGAGAGCCTTGATGACATCTGGCCCAGCATTGGACCGTTGTCACGTAGGTGCCTACAACTGTTCTTATATACCTGTGGATAGTCCACGTGCGTTTGATGAGACTATGTATATTCTAATGTGTGGCACAGGCGTAGGCTTCTCTGTTGAGCGTGAGGTTGTTGACAAGTTGCCGATTGTAAACGAGGTCATGCATGAAACAGATACGGTAATTAAAGTAGGTGATTCTCGTCCAGGTTGGGCAAAGTCTTTGCGTGAACTTATCTCATTGCTTTACGCAGGACAGATTCCAAAGTGGGATGTATCAGAGGTGCGTCCTTCTGGCGCACGACTCAAGACATTTGGTGGTCGTGCATCTGGCCCAGCCCCACTAGAAGAACTGTTCCAGTTTATCATCAAGAAGTTTAAAGGTGCAGCTGGTCGCAGATTGTTTCCCATTGAGTGTCACGATATCATGTGTAAAATTGGTGAGGTTGTAGTTGTAGGTGGAGTACGCCGTAGCGCACTAATCAGCCTGTCTAATTTGAATGATGACCAGATGGCACACGCTAAGTCAGGTGTGTGGTGGGATGAGCCAGAGAAAAATATTAAGCGTGAAGGACAGCGTGGCCTAGCAAATAACTCTGTGGCGTACAAGATTAAGCCAGAGATGGGTACGTTTATGCGTGAATGGTTGTCACTATACGAATCACGTGCTGGTGAGCGTGGTATATTCAATCGTCAATCGGCTGTAAAACAAGCAGCAAAGAATGGTCGGCGTAAGCTACACGACAAGCCTTTGATTGACGATACTGATTCACAATATATTACGCACCCACACAGAGATTGGGGAAGCTACATTGACTTTGGTACGAACCCATGTAGTGAGATTATCTTGCGACCATATCAGTTCTGTAATCTTTCAGAAGTTGTTGTACGTGCATCAGATACTCAACAGACTCTTAGTGAAAAGGTTCGTCTGGCTACTATCCTTGGTACGTTTCAGTCCACACTGACTAACTTCAAATATCTACGTAATGTGTGGAAAAAGAACACAGAAGAAGAGCGTCTGCTAGGTGTCTCTTTGACAGGTATCATGGATAATCAACTAATGTCTGGTCGGTCAGCACACCTTGGTATAAACATTGGTCAGACACTAGAGCGTCTACGTGACGTTGCTATTGAGACTAATGCAGCTATGGCTGAACAACTAAACATACCACAGTCAGCTGCTATTACTTGTGTAAAGCCTAGTGGCACCGTGTCACAGCTTGTAGATGCAGCTAGTGGTATCCACGCACGACATCATCCACATTACATTCGTACTGTACGTGGTGATAACAAAGACCCAATCACTCAATTTTTGATTGACCAAGGTATTCCAGCAGAGCCAGACGGTAACAAGCCTGATAGCACTACTGTATTTAGCTTTCCCATGAAGGCACCTGTTGGAGCAGTCACACGAACAGAAATGTCAGCGATTGAACAGTTGGAGTTGTGGCTTACCTATCAGCGTTACTGGTGTGAACACAAACCTAGTATTACAATCTCTGTCAAAGAGCATGAGTGGATGCAAGTAGGGGATTGGGTATTCAAAAACTTTGATGAGGTTAGTGGTATTAGTTTCTTGCCTTATGATGACCATGTGTACGCACAAGCTCCCTATCAAGACATTGATGAGGAAACCTATAATACTCTTGCAGCTAAGATGCCAGAAAAAGTATCATGGGAAAAGTTACGTGATTTTGAAAAGGAAGACACTACATCAGGTGGGCGTGAATTGGCATGTACGGCTGGCGTCTGTGAAGTAGTAGACTTGAACGCAGCATGATATGGCAAGAACCATATTGGTGGGAGTGGTGGTTGTTAATTGCAATTACCACAAACACTGTTGTTAACCTTATTGTATTCTTCAAGCATAGGTTTAGAAAAAGGAGTGATAATGGTAGGAAAAATTGAAGTAATAAAAGTAATAGAACATGAAAATGGTTCAGCTACTGTTATGTTTGATTGTGATGATGAATCGAGAAAGGCACTAATTAATGAAGGCTTATTATCATTACTCACAAAAGCAGTAGACAAACACAATGAAGAGTATGATTGGCATACGGAAGGAAAGGAGTTGACAGATGAGAGAGATGATGATACAAACACTAAAGCAACACGCAAAGGCTAATAGCCAGTTGCATTGTATGAATATTGAAGTGTATCTTAAAAACCCAGCAGGTATAGGAGAACATTCAGATATTATGGAAGCTATACAAGCAGAGTTAGATAAGATGGCTATGCATGAAGACAGACTAGATATTCTGGATAACTACTTTAGTGAGTGAGTTGATATGGAAGCAGGGTAAGGATTGGTTGATAGCAAATCCACCTCGCAAGTCTGAACAGTTGAGTGAATGGCAAAAACTAAAACTAAAAGAAAA